TTGGACCGATGAATAACATTTAGTATAAAGATAATCTTTCTTTTATATATATTACGCGATGGACTCTGTCAGAGAACAAATTATAAATGAACAAGCTAGATCAAAAGTTCGTACCGAAGAGCTTTATAATATTATTAAACAGATTGCTGATCACATTGATCCACCAAAAGCTGTTCCACCAGCTCCAGCCCGTTCTGCACCAAAAACTCCAGCCCCAGCTCCAGCTCCAGCTCCAGCTCCAGCTCCAGCTCCAACTCCAGCTCCAACTCCAGCTCCAACTCCAGCTCCAGCTCCTAAGAAAGTTACTAGAGCACGAAAACCCGCTGCTAAAAAGTAAATTTACATAGGCATGTGTGGCACGGGTGGTACCGGTGGTCTAGTTTTATTACTTATAAAATAGAATCCACCTCCAACAAGAGCTATAAAGATAATAAGATAATATAAAGGGTATTTCTTCTTTTTTTCTTTTTCCATTTTTTCGATATCATGTTTATCCGGAAGTTTTTCAACATTTATGTTGAGTTCATCTATCTTCCCGATAAGTTTGTGTAAAGCCTCGAGAATTTGTACTTCTTTGTTTATTGGTTTTTCTTTAACATCAACCGAAGTAACTTCCAGGGTCATAAACCATTCTGCATCCGATTGTAATGTTGTGTATGTATTATCTGCTCTTAATTCGTATAGTTCGAAATTGAGTTTTTGTATGGATATAGGATTAAATAAATTGGTTTTTCTATTAAAACCACGCCACTGTTTGTCGTGTTGTTTATAATTATTTGAACCATCGAATTGGCGTTCAAGTGCTACACGTGCAAATACTTGCCCTTTACGTTCATCAAGCATTTGTGCGGGTTTTGGTATGTCTTCGCAAATTATATCGATGTATTTAGCACCACTACCTGTTCCACCACTGGTTGTACCAACTTGTGTAACATAAAAATCGACTAATTTTAAACCACATACTTTACTCATGTCTGCAACATGAGTATTTGAACTAAGGTTAAGGTCTAATGTGAATTTATTATTTGTACCCGTAATAAAGTTGGAGTCTATTGTTATGTACTGTATTTTTTTAGGTAATTCCTGGAGTGAAACCATCTTGTATTTACTATATAAAAAAATAAATATAAATATAAGCAGTTAAAATGTATACGTTTTATTCTAGTGTATGTCGAATGTTGAAACCATATAATAGTCGTAGCCGTGATTCGAGTAAAGAATTTAAGGAATCAAAACCTAAGTCTAATTCTAGTTCGAGAAAGTCTTCTCATGAATCACTCCCCGATGTTTTACATTTATCTAATGCATATAAAACTATAATAGCTTTAGATGAACAAGGGGAAAAAATTGTTTTAGAAGTGGAAGTGTTTGATCCATTGTTTGCAAGATATAGATAACCTAAGTTAATAAATATAAATAAAGATTTAACATTCTTAATAAATAAATGAAATGGATTACATATACTTACACACCTACGATTACAAACTCGCTTTCTGTCAAGCGACAAATGAACTCTGTGAGGATGTTCAAAGGATTATATGGGAAAAATCTCAAAAATACGACTATGAAAATCTCGTGTGTCCAGGAGCCCCACGAAAAGGAAGAAGAAATCCACGATTCGCAGAGGAAAGACTCCAAACGTTGGTCGGAAAGTGGAGAGAAAGATGGGGTGAGCCAACTTTATAAACGTATGAAATTACTAGCTTATCAAGAGTTTCAATTCCGTGATTTCAAACGTGATGAATATGAGTCATATTGTCTGATTTTATATAAAACAATGATGAATGAGATAGAATATGAAAGACTTAATTTAAAGTACAGAGCCATGTTCGGTGATAAATGGAGTAATTTATCAAAAGAAAATGATGAAATTTTATATGAATACGAATTAAATAAAATTCAGATTCGTATAAATGAGTCGATCAATAGATGTGAAGAATTTAAAAATAAAGAACGTGCTTTTAAGGAAAGGTTTTTTCAAGATCCTAATTATTTAATCAAGGGTATAGATACACTTTAAAAATAATAAGTACCCACTGAAACATGCACTAAGTGTTGTAGAAATAGCCATGTGTAATATATTATTATACCACGCGTAAGTTGAATACATTAATAAACCTGTCATATTTATTACTATAAAAGTTGTACTAATATCTTCAACTTTTTTAGTAGCACGAATTTTACAAATTTGTGGTATTATGTTTATAGTTAATAATGTACATCCTATCCATCCTAGAGTGTCAATGATGTACATATTATTTTAAATGCATATTTTTTATAAAAAATATTTATTTTTTTATAAATTATAGTAATGTTGAGTATCATAAACCCTGGTTCTAGAACACTTAGAATATCGTGTCCTACAAAAAGGAAGGAAGGTATAAAAGAGTATGAACATATAAAGAATAAAATAAAAAAATCAACTTTAAGGTACGGTGCTGCAGTTTCTACGTATCATTTTATTTTTCATACACCAATAGACGGTATATCTGCGAGTTTAGGGACTATTGCTTCTTATGTTTATGTAGATTCACTTTCGTCATACGTCGATAATATAGAAAAATCGTTTGGCTTGAATAAAAGGTTATTGGTACCAACGTGTCTTGCATCATTTGAGTCTATATGGAATTCACACGATTTACCTTTTGATTTTAATATGGGAGCTACACTTTTTGGGTTTTTGGTATATAAAATGGCTTTTTATCAGATTTTAGCTGAGGAAATTTTAATGAATAATGAAGACCTAAGTCGTCTAGATGAAATATAAAAAATAAAAGTAAATATTCTAAAATGTCGGTTTTTTACGAATTATTAAGAAAAAACACAAGTCTTGAACAAGTTGAAGAGATGAATGATCTCATTTCTACTGTTGTGAGTAATGGTCAGCTTGATATGGAATTATGGGGACTTAGACCTGACAACAATTTTCCAAGTGAATGCAATCCCATGGATTTTGACTACCTTGGTTTTATTGGTTTAAGTAAGCCCGAAGGAAAGGAAAGTATTCGGTTTGTTGAATTTGTTCATGAAAATAAAGGGTGTGAAGGTATTATGAAACCCTTTCTTGAAAGGCTTGTTAAACACTTGTCTAAAGATGATAAGAAAGACATGTTATTGATTCCGCGTGTCATTCGTTCTAAGTCCAAAGAATTTTGGAAGGAATATTTACATAAATATTTTACTAACATTCAAGACGGTGAAAATTTTATTATTAAGAAAAAAATTCCAGACGTTTTGAATTGGGAAGAACTGACCAAGGTTATTCCTTCTAAGCCATTAGAAGATGAATGTTTTTCCTATAATAATTAATAATCTTACTTAAACAAATAGAATTATAAGTTGTTATACATATAAAATACAATGCCATATCTTACACACGAATTATTAAAAAACTGTACTTCCCTCGTAAAACTTGAACACTTAAACGATCTGTGTTCGAATCTTTGTGGTTTTTCGTCCGATGTTTATGGATTACGCGCCGAATTTGGATATCCATCACATCTTATGTCTAGGACTAATAAAAACTTTATAGCGTATATTGGTATTCATAAAAATAAATTAGAAACGAGTTATGGTCAAGCGCACTTTATTACTTTTTATCACGAACCTAAATCTATTACATACGGAACCGAATTGGGTATTTTGAACTACATGTATGATATTTATATGGATAATATTCACGACGAACTTTCGGAAAATGGGTATAAAGAAAATGAAAATTTTTCGGTTGAACTTTTTCCGTATAGGATAAATTCTAAGAATTGTGAATATTGGAGAACGGTTATCGAAGGTGATTGGGGAGTATGCGATAAAATTTCCCTCGAAGATTTAATTGATGATTATGAATTGAGAAGTAAGGTTAATTGGGATGAACTTTATAACATATTACCGGAAAACATCGACGACATGTACGATGATGACGAATTAAGTGATGATGAGGGATCTTTTATTGATGAAGAAGAAACTGACGATGAACTTGAAGAAGGTGAGATTTTAATGAGTGATTCGGATGCCTAAGTGAATAAAAAATAAAAAATAAAAAATAAAAAATAAAAAATAAAAAATAAAATGCGTCCAAACTGTCCTTACGAGAATTGTTATTGCAGAGCTGGTAAGAACGGATTCTGTTTAAAACACAAGGAGATTGGTGAAGCTGTAGAAGCTTTACTTTTACTTTCTAAAGGAGTTAAAAAAATAAAAACTTGTAATAATTAGTAATGTCTAATGATAATACACTTCAAAAAATATTGACACTTATAGATAATCATTCAGAAGAGATACCGGAAGGTGATTATTTAGATATGTGTAATAAACTTCGTGATATTTATAGAGAACAACAACCCCGCCGCGTTCGTACGCTTCCTAATACTTTACGCATTAATCCAATGGATACGATTTTTCAAAGGTGTATGGTTTTAGTTAGAAGACGTAAAGAATTAAAAAAAAGTTTGTATTTTACTAAACCTCGAATTAGAATTACTCAACGTTTAAAAAAAGAAGCGATCGATGCATACTGCGGTGCTATGGATTTACCTGAGTGTGATACTTTGGAAGAATTATACGCGTTGGGTCACGATCCACTCGATAATTTTTTTGAAGAGTATTTACAATTAACTAATCAACATAGACGACGTGAAAGAGAAAGATATATACAAAAATTAGATGAAATTGAAAATGAAGTTAATAATGTTTGTGATTTTATTACGGCGATACAACGTTTAACGAGCGCGTTTTATGCAGTTCAAGTTGGTGTTGCAGGTATTAATGATTGATTTTGTGTAAATAAAATAAACCTAAGTTAGTTTATATTAATAAAAAAAATAAGTTACTAAAAATGGAAGCACTTACCAGTTTAATGTCTAAAATTGACCTCAATTCCAAGGTTATTTCCGAAGGTGATTATCTTGAAATGTGTAATTCAATTAAGGAAGTTCATAAGGTTTTAAAATATTGTCCGGCAAATATCAATGATTATTCATCATCGGACGATGAAGATTTTAATATAGTACCTGTAATTTCTCCGGTTACACCACCCTTCTCAACTGTAGATAGAAGAAATAACAGGAATAGGTATTATGAAGAAGACGATTTAGCTAATGCAGATGCAGATGATGACGCAGATGCAGATGCAGATGCAGATGATGACAATGTTATTACAACCGATCCAGCTGAAAGAGAAGAGTTATTAAATTATATTAACTCGGTACGATTACACGAGAACGATGTTGTTAGAAGAGTATTACCACGTCTTGTGATACCTAATGAGACTATGTATGATGAACGTGGTCCGTTTATTAATGAATTGTCACAAGAAGAACCACGGGGTGAGTTCGATGCATATATGCAGGAAGAATTGGATAAATTGGATGAAGAAATAACAACGAAACTGAAAGAAAGAGATAAATTGAAACCGCGCCAAAGAATTACGGCGGTTGTTCGTAAAGAAGCTGTGAAAAGACGCGCTGGAGAACTCGGTTTTCGATTATCGAGATATACTGTCGGTGCTCTTTTGGATAAGGGACACGATGTAGGAGATGTAAGAAATTTTTACAGATCCTACCTCGAGGATTATAACTATGAAATTGAATGTAGAATAAACGATTTAGATGATGAATTGGATATACTCCGAAGAGATAGAGATGAACTTTTTACTGCAATGAATATTGAAATATAGAAGTTTTTAATTAAATATGATTTTACACCATTTTTCATTAATATTGCCGAAAGGTGAATATTCAAACAATAAATGTATTAACGCACCTGATATAATGAGTACCCATGCACCCTTGTATATAAATTTTTTAATACCCATTACTAAAATATGTAATAAAATTCCGATGAAAAGTGCTTCGAGAATGACTGTAGTAACAGGCCGCATATTTTATATTATGTTATAAGATTATTTTTAAAAATATTATCTCGTGATATATAAAATGATACTTGTTGTTATCATTCTATTTATCATATTATTGATACTTGGAATACGTCGTAATTCTCGGAGTGAATCTTATACAGTTGATTGGGAGGTTAAGAGATGGTTTTATCACATTGGTTCTAAAGAAAAATGTAAGGATTGTAAAACATGGAGACAAGATCGTAGACCACTTTTTACTTTAAAATGGAAGAATGAAGAAGGTGTTGAAAATATTAAAAAATGGATTATTATTTTTAAGGATGATAAAAATAAAAAAATATACGAGATAGAAAATAATGAACCAAAGAATTTAAAAAAGGGTAAAACTGTAACTATAACTGTACCACACATATCTGAATTTGATGGATATGTTGATAAAGATATTATAGTGAAAGTTTATCACGATGAAGTTAAATACGTAAATAATACGTATAATACAAAATTTAGGATTACTTCAGAACACATGAACAACGTCAATATAAGACATGGTCATAAGTTTCCGAGTGTTGAAATTAAAAAGAAAGAAGAGGGGCCCGTGGATTGTAAAGGTGAATGGAAAAAAAAGGGGGATAGGAAGAGGGATGATAGGTATAGTTATCAGGATTGGAAATATCAACACTCAGTGGCTAAGAAAGGGGAGGGTAAAGATTGTCACATAGATAATTCTAAAAATATTACTGTAAAATGGGTAACTGATAAAATTCTCCCTATTTTTACACGCGATCCTAATACGGTTAAAAAGTTAGAAACTGAACCGGATTATCACGCTAAAATGACTGATACTTTAGATGATTATACACCCCCTGCACCACCTCCACCTCCAACTCCTATTTATCCCGATTCACATTATGTGTTAAAAGGTGGTCACTGGTATATGATTGGTAATTACAAAAATAGACTTAGAGTCGGAAAAGATAGTATGTTATTTTTTGACGATAGTTTTAAAACCGATGCAAAATCTAAACCAGCTTGTGCGAGTTATTTTTATATTCAAATGGTAAAACCAGAAGGTGATGATAAGGATCAAGCTTTGGGGCCTCGGTTTTGGTTGAAGAGTAGATATACTAAAAGATGGGGGAGAATTACTCGTTACTCAGAGCATGATAAAGATACTCGCGTACATTTTAATATTATTGATTCACCGGATAAATGTTGGGTAAAAACTGCGAGTATATTCCAACTTAAAGATGGTTATTTGTATGCAGATGGTAAGGTATTGAGAAATGGTCAGGAATCACCCTCCAGAACTTCTAATACTAATCAAGTAACATATATGCAGCCTCGTAATAACGATCTTTATAAGGAATTACACGGTTTGAGGGTTCTTCGTCAAGATACGGAGGAAAAGGGGGTAGTAAAATGTATTTTTCCGGGTGAGACTGAAGAACGCCCTGATCCAAGTAAGGATAAAGGGGATAAGGAGATGTGTGTATGGGAAGACTCGAGTTCGAGTGTGGGAGGAAAAGAGGTTGTTGATACTAGGTCCTGTAAGCCCCGATTCACTAAAGATGAATGGATAAGAAAAATTCCTGATCAATATAGAAAAAAAGAATACGAGGAAGGAGTTCAAGAACAAACGGGAACATATGAACATGAAAAATATGGTAGTACTAAAACTGAAGTAAGACCTATACCACAGAAACCAATACCAGAGGGACCAATGAAGATAGGTTTTAATAATGCTATAGATGGTATTAACAAGCAATGTGAAAGTTTAAAACCTGGTTCTAGCTGTGATAACTATGAATATAAAGGTAATGAAAACAAAAATAAATATGGGTTGTCGACGTTTTCAATCCCATCATATTTATTGGGTTTTCATTATTATCAATGGGGGTATCGTAATAAAAACGCAATTAATCCAGCTTGGCATTATTACAAAAACGACGATAAAAGTGCTATTAAGCCATGTAAGACACACGATTCGGAGAAATTGCAAAAAGAAAAAATGAAGGCGTTGGGTATAGAGGAGGGTAATGATAATATTATAATACCTGTAGATGGCATGAATCGTTTAACAGAGGTAATACCCATGTTTAAATCGACAAAACCAAACACTGCATCTATGTTTGGGTATGCAAGTATGCCAAACTCACCTACAAAAATGCAATCTGAGATTCTTAGCGATCATAGGATTACAAATATACCACCAGGGTTCGGTGATTCTATAGCCGCTGTTTCGGGTGGTATGGTAGTGGGTGATCGTGCAGCAAATTGTGTCTATGTTTATAAGACTATTAATCTGGAAGAACCTAAAAAATATACTTCCAATAAGAGGTTAGTACAAATTATTAAACCACCACAAGAGATAACTGTGAAAGGTAATAAGGTAACCGGGTTACATAATTTTGGTAGTTGTGTAGCTGGCTTTCATGGAGAGATTGCTGTTACATGTTCGGATAGTAAGAATAAAAATTACGTTCTTATTTACGAGCTAGATACTATGGTTTTGCACAAAGCCGTCGAAGGTAAAAGTTCCGATGCATTTACATACAAATACCCACTTGAACCACTTATGGATAATGATTGTCAATATGTAATTAAGGGTAAAATAAAGAAATTAGGTGATGATAGAAAAGAAATTCCGTATTATAAAGACTGTGATAAAAGTCTTATAGATCTTATAAATAGAAATAATTTTGGTATTTCTATACAGTATATTTCTAGTAATAGACTAGCTGTCGGACAGGGACCATCTTTTTGGATGGATGGACTAACTTTACGAGTTGCAGATGAACGTGTTGTTATTTTTAAAAAGGTTCCACAAAAAGTAGCTGATGGTTGGGAGGTGGCTTGGAAATACGAAACCGAAATAAAAAATCCAGATCCGTATACTGTTAAGAAGGACGGTGCATTGTCATATGAAATACCATTAGGATTTGGAACTTCTATTGCTGGTGGTTGGAACACACTAATGATTGGTAGTTGGGAAAGTGATAACAGAAAGGGTGCTGTACATGTTTATGACTTTGTAGATAATAAATTTAAGCATAAACATAAAATAGTTCGAAGTGACGGTAGGAAAAACGATTATTTTGGTATGGACATTGTGTATATTGAACAACATAAGACCTTGATTGTTAGCGCACCTGGTTCTGGTTATACAGTAGGTAAGGTATATATTTATAAAAAATCAAATAATGGATGGGATGAAAAGCAGGTATTACAGGGGAAATATAATAGTTATGAGTATAGTCCGGGTTCATCACTTCCCGCACAAGAATTTTTTGGGTATTCTATGGCTTCTCACAATGATAATAAATATTTATTGATAGGTGCGCCCGGGGGGAGAGTAACATATAAAGTACTATCTGTAGATAGTGATAAAAAAGCGTGGGTGGAGACTTTTAAAGATGGTCGGTCTTCGATAGAACACGTACCTTATGAAGAAACTAAAGGTGATATCCGTGAAGGTTTTGTGTATATGTATAAGAGGCAAAATGATGGTACATATAAATACCATATGATAATACATAGAGGTAGTACTTCGGATTATATTCCTGAAACATCTGCCGCTTTTGGATCTCAAGTAAAATCAGATGGATATCATAACATGATTGCATCAACTTATCCACTTAGTGAGTCTAAGAAATTTACCGAACCTCAAGTGTATTCGGCTAGAACAGATTTCCCACGTCACGTATAGTTGATTAAAAATAAAATAAATTGTTATAATAAATATGATCGTAGCATTAGTGCTCGTTCTTTTCATATTTATTATAATTACCGCAGTGTTATTAATTTTAAAAAAGAAGGGCAAACTTAAAAATTTAAAAACCTTGATTGATAAACAACAGGGGGGAGAAGATGAACAAGTTGAATTTGCACCTTCAACTACACCTTCACCTCCATTAAAGAGTGAAAAGAAAGATGGAGAGGAAGAGGAAGTGGTGGTAGAGGAAGAGGAAGAGGAAGAGGGAGAGGAAGAGGAGGTAGAGGAAGAAGAAAAGCCATTTTTTTATAATTTTATAACCGAAATGTCTAGTCCAAAGATTTTGAATATAGATGAAGATAAAAGTGGTTTTAAAGTTAAAAAGGTGACTAAATTAAAACATCCACAGGAATGTGATAAACTTTGTATCGAACAAGATAACTGTTCGGGTTTTAAGTTATCTGAAAATTTCGATAATACATTCGATTGCCATATATATCATACACACGATGCATCAAAAAATGCCGATTGTTTTGCAGAACCCTGGAAAACAGATACATGTGTAAAGGATGTAACCCCTAAATCCGATCGTGAATGGAATCGTCTTAATAATGATAAAGGTTACGCTGGTACGTATTGGAAACAGTATATTGAGAAAGAACGTTTATATCCTAAGGAAATACCACCACCTCCACCACCACCTGATTCACCTCCACCTCCACCTCCACCACCTCCTCCACCACCTCCTCCACCTCCTCCACCTCCGCCTCCTCCACCTCCGACTTCTAAGATACCTGATAAAATGAAAGTTTGGTTTCAAGATGATTCAATGGCAGAACAAGGTAAAGGTGGTGGGGGTGTAACAAAGTGGAAACAAAAAACACAAACATGGGAAGACCCCGATGGTAGTATTTACCTTGTTAGGTATAAATCTCTTACGGTAGATAAAGATATGACATTTTACGAGATAAAAAAGAAGGCGTATAAAGAATATCCATGGAAGGTGGATATTTCGGTTGAAGAGGCTATTTTTAAAATACCCTTGACGGGAAAAACAATAAAAAGTGATGATAAAACAACGAGACTATCGGATGTTTGTTGGGATTCGAAGAAAGATGATTGGCATTGGAGTTGTAAAGGAGCTAAAGGATTGATGGTTTTTCTAAAAACTCCTGTACAGAAAAAATATATTAGTTCATTTAATACTTATGTTGTTTTTCCCAAAGTATATTATACCTTCAATACTATCCCTGGTCAATGGTTTCATTTAGTGAAAAAGGCGGGGAGTAATTATAGTTTTTTGAAAACTGATATGAGTGATGGTGCTAAATATTTGAGTTTAGAAAAAGAGAATGAATTTATCATAAAGGAAAAGTTAGAGGAAAATGTAAAATCGCCATACGACTTCAAAACAAAAATAACTAAACGTGATACATTTTTGTATAGTAAAAGTGGTAAATTAATTTCGGGTATGTATGGTTCTAACGATACTAAACTGACTGGTTCCGGAGATAAATTGTTGGGTTCGGAAGATCCGTATTTTATCGACCCTGATTTTGCAACCGCATCGGATTATGATATGGCAGCTTTTAAGTTAATTGGTGGAAGTCCAATTGCGAATACTAATGTAAAAACACATGTACATCAAACACTAACATATCAAGGCACACATTACTCACCTAATTGTGAGTATTGGATTTTTTTTGATGAAGAGAAAGGAACTACTATATATGAGTCGAAAAATCCCGAAAGAACGTGTAAAGGTTTTAATGAGAAACCAGAAGAAGTAAATAGAAGAATGCGTCTCCCTAATACGACCGGTGCAAAAACGTATTCCTTTGTTTTAAATGAATATAATAAAGCGGAACTTAGATTTCATAGGTCTTGGAATAATGATCCCGATGTTGTTATTAATAAAGGTGATAATAGTAGTAACATAAAAACACGATTCGTTGCAAAAAAGACGTCTCCGCATGGAGCTATATTGTTATTAACTGATAATGGAACTTTAGTTGCGATTGATGCTAAAACGGGTATGGATTTGAAGATGTTTGATTTTATTAATAGAAAAGAAGGTGACGTGGTTAAATGTAATAGTGACGATATATTTTATACACGAAAATTGAGGTACCCTTATGGTCTGTTTAAACACTCCAAAGTACAGAGGGATGGTTCTATAATTTATAGATATTCGGGTGCTCGTAACGAATTAAGACCAATTCAAAAGAAAGCTGCAATTTCTTGGAATCCGAGTGTAGAAGCGAAATGGACTGACACCGCTAACCCTGACGTAGATACGACTGGAAACCCAGAAATTGATGATAATCAAATCTCGTGTGGTAATGCAACGTTGGGTGATATTATGAAAGAATATACACCAAAACCTGAACATTCTGCTTCTGCTCCATCAAAAGGTGTTAAAAAAGAGTCTGTATTATGTAAAAGTAATAATGGTTTTTTTTATATAAAAAAGGGTTCGGTGTATCTTCAAATTTTTAAACAAGACAAGATGAAACCCAGTGCATTGTTTCCGCACATTAATTCTTATTTAACAAAATGGAAAAAATCAAAATCTGATGCGAGTGTATTTAAAATAGAAAAAACGAACGAACCTATTGAGAATGAAATTGGTAAGAAAGATCAATATTTTGTATATACTTACGATAATTTTGAGGGTAAGGTTTATTTACGTTATCATGGGGGAAAAATTTTTACTCATTTTCAAGCTAAAAGATTTGATCATACAGAAGAGTTACTTCTTAAACCTAATAATACACTTACTGTAGAATGTGTTGATTATGCTTAACCTAAGTTATTTTGTATTATTTAAAAAAATAAGAAATAGTAAATACTAAGTAAAAATGTCCAGACAAATGAACGAAAATATGGTGACTCGAGTCATTAAACAAACAAATCAGTGTATGGAAGATTTAATTTCTACATTTACTCAGAAGATGAAAATAATGGAGGATAAGATGGATAATATTATTAATGAAAATACATATCTTCGCGGTAAAGTGAATGTGGTTATAAATGCATCTATTGAACAAAATCAATCTCTTCATGAAAAGATTGATTCGTTAATGGGAATGAATAAAGTGTTAGTTGAAGAAATTGAGTCTCTTAAGAAACCAAAGGTTAAGAAAACGAAACCTGATTTGGTTGAACGTGTTCGGTGTAAATGTCTTACGAAAAAAGGTGAGCAGTGTAGAAAGTTTTGTATAGAGGGACATGATACGTGTCAGCAACATGCAAATATACAAATGAAATCTGCGTCTAAAAATGGTTCATTACCAGATGATACCGATAAATCCCCACCGGATAAACCCGATGGTCGAAAAAGAAAGGTTTCAGTTAAACAGAAAGTTGTACCACCGGTACATAATCACAAACCCGGTGAAACTCCTGAAGAACCATGTGAGTTATGTAATTCTCACGGCGATGTTTTTGATACTGAATTACCCGATGAAGAATTTAATGGTGTGTCCGTTGATGGAATTACACTAGAGGAACGCTTACGTCGTGCGATAGAGGAAGAAGAAAATGGTTCGGTATCTGAGTGTATAGAAGAAGAAAACAGTAATGTTAATTCTGATAACACAAATTCAAAATCATGGGCAGATATAGCCGAAGAAGATAATAATGTGTAGTATTGATATATGGATAAACACTTACGCCGTGTTTTAGCTATAATTGATGAAAATCAAGAAAATATTTGCGAAGGTGATTATCTTGAAATATGTGACAATTTAAAAGAGATAAGAAAAATTAATTCTAGACAACGTATTAAAAGAGGTTTTCGTAGTATTTTTAAATTTGCAAAATATTTTGTATTCTTAAGAGTTGGAACAGATACGTTTAATAAGTTAATTAAAAAATAGAATGTTTTAATATATAAAGGTAATGAGTTTAACAAGTGATCCTATACGTAAAACCATGTCACTTGTAGATGAGAATAAAGATAATTTACCAGAAGGTGTATATTTAGAGATATGTGATAATTTAAAAAAACTTTATTTAACGGGTGATACTTCTAGAGATACATATTTAATTAACCTAACAAACGAGTATTATTCTTTATTAGAGGATAATGAGGCTTTACGCCATGAATTAGTTGAACAGAAAAGGGAGCTTTTGCGCGCAAATGTTTCTCGTTTTGAACGTGTTTCTAGACCAGCTCTTATTCAACCACGTGGCATGATCGAATCTTTAATTTTTGATACAGATAATCCAATGAGTGTATCTTTACAATCTCGAAATACCCATGGTAATAACGGTACTAATAATACAATGGATCATGATTCGCATGAGGTAAATACTCCTTTTGGGAGGGTGTCAGCTACGCGAATTGGGCGTCGATAACTTATCAATTTAAAAAACTACATTTTTTAAATTGATAAATATAAAATATTTATATAATATAACATGAATGCCTCTATAAATCAGGCTGTTAATAACGCTGCTAAACAGAAAAAAATGATGATGATGCTTGGTGGTGTATGTATATGTTGTTTGTGTATGTCGTCAATTATGAGCATGTCTGGTTCGGGAGATAAAAAACAAGAACCTACGCCAGGTACTTTGGAACAATCTGAGGATATACTCGATAAAGTGTCTGCAGATCTACCCGTAGATATCCCTGACACTGATATCGAAGCCGGTGCTGATTCCGACGAAGATACACCAGCA